GTAGGTATGGTTGTATGACCACCACCTTGTTTTATTTCATTGTTTGATTCAAAATTAAAATCAGACATTAAAATTGTAACCTTATCGTCTTGTTTCATTAACCAACCAACTGTACAGCAAATAGCTGTAGTTGATTTTTTTATATCAGGTATATCAACCCAAATCGAATCTGCTACAATATCTTCCCACCATGTGATTACTAAATCATATGGAAAAATTTTTTTATCTATTTCTGGTAGTTTTCTTTTTTTAATCAACCCTAGTATCCAAATTTATTATCAGCCATATGGTAGCTATCTTGAGTAAATGATGTTCTAAATCTTTCTGCGTATTTAGGATGTGTAGGTCTACTCATACAACCATATCTTAATGCATCATATGCGTGATCTTCTGCATTAGTATCAACATCTTCGGGGTTCTTATCGTCTGTTGGTAATGTTCCTAAAGTTCTAATTAAATTTTTACAAGTTTTAAATATTCTTATACCTGGTTCTTCATTTGTAATTTTTAATCTTTTATGAACTTCTAACTTACCACTAATTCTACTTTTAGGTGATCTATCTGATGGTCTCCATCTACAACCTTGTTGTATCATTGTCTCTGCAATACTAGGACCAACATCACCTCTTTTAGCCCATGTACTAGAATCTAATACACCATAGTGTATATACTCACCTTTTTCTAAATTAATTACTTGATGTGCAAAATTATCTGCTGTAACTTTTTTGGTATAAAGCTCTCTATAAAGCCACAGATTATTATTATAATCGACAGCAAACCAAAGCACACAAGCAGGAGAAGAATAGCCCCAGTCAGCAGCACGAAATTTGTACCAGCCTCTAGGTATCTCAAAAGGTTCAACCACATGGACCATTTTGTTAAACTCTGGAAAAGCTGAGTCTTCATATGCATCCCAATCTCCATCTAAAAATTGTTTACGTTGTACTTCAGGTAAAGATGCAAGCATAATATAATAATCATCTGTTTGCATCAAATAGGGATTGTCTTGTAATTTTGCAGGTATAAATCTTCTACTAATATATTTTTTACCTTTGGGTGTATCTATCCCTACATCAAAAGCTGTATTTGGTTCTGCAGGTTCAACAAACATTTCTCGTACCCACTGAGATCCAACGTTTCCTGGGTTACCTGTAGCTCTTAAATAAACGGGTATATTTTTATCAACGGATCTTAAAGAAGATCTTAAAAAATTATATATATCTGGCGAAGGATATTGTGGAAGTTCGTCTATTCCTATCCATGTGTAAGACTGACCCTGGTAACGTAATACGTCTGTCATGTTCTCTGCGTAACCAAACTCTATCTTTGCCCCTGATGGGAATCGCCACTCTTTTTCTTGTTCTCTCCATTTTGCACCTGGAAATGCTTTTGAGTATAATAGTTGAGACTTTTGTATTAAGTCTCTTAACTCTGGCATTGTCCTCCTAATTAGGAGTGCTCTGTGTTGAGCTTTGGAACAATAACGAAGTGGATCTACTAGCATGGCATATGATTTGCCTCCACCTCTTGCTCCACCATAAAACACTTCTCTTTCAGAAGCTGCAAGAAATTCTGTCTGTGGACCTGAATTAGGTTTAAAGATTACTTCTTGCTGGTTTATGTGCTCTTGTATATTCTTAGGAGCACTCTCGATTGTATCTTCAGTAAGTAGTTGTGTCTCTTTTCCTGTTAATGCTTTATCAATAGTTAACAGTTTATTTTTAGTATTTTCTGCAGACATCTTAGCAGAACGTAGAGTTTGTTCTGCCTTTGCAACTTTCTTACGAGTCCGAGCTAGTATCTGTTTTACTGACTTCTTGGCTTTCTGTTGAACTATTTTCTTGGGCTTCGGTGGTGCTATTTCGTTCAAATCTTTTTCTGAGTCCGACATGTGATATGTATCTTCCTGTTTTTCTATGTAGCCATTGTGCAGTCTCTCTTAGTGAACAAGTTTTAGAATATTCTTTAGCTTGTCTAAGAGCATCTAATTCTTCTTTCACAGGTTCTAGATATTCTGGATCCTGTGACTGTTTAAAGCCAAATGGAATAGTTCTTGCCCTTTTTTTAATTTTTGTTGATTCCACTAATTATCTTTTTTAATAAGTTTTTGTGCAAAAGCATCTCTTATTAATTTTCTATTTTTTAAAACTTTTTTAAAAGGAGCATCTAACATTTTACTAGCCTCTGATGGTAGTTTATTTTTCATACGAAGATTTACATAACTTCTATATTCATCTGCTGTATGAACTCTTTCTTGAGCTTTATTTAAATTTTTTGTAGATTCACTTGTTTTTATAGATCTATATGTTTTATTTTTTTTATCAATAATAGGTTTAACTTCTTTTAAAAGTTTTTTTGTATCTTTTATTTTAAGTCCTTTACTAGCACCTCCAGTAAATCCTGCATCATTTAATCTTTCTGACAGTGGATCCATTTGCAAAACTTTATTTGCATAATCTTTTTTACTTTTTACTGTCATCTTTACTAATGTCTTTAGCTGGTAATATAAATATTCCATGTACTGC